GTTGATACGATTCTGTTCAGTGGTGGAGATCCTGAGAAGATGTTTAAGGTTATGAATACCTTGAAAAAGAATGATACGATAGGAAGACAGATTAGTTATGTCTACACTAACAATATCTTGTCCGGGCCTATTACTCATGCCTTCAACATCGTTGGCAACGCTTTACAGTCTTATCTTCTTCCTTGTGACGCTCTTGTAGGGGCTGTCGTAGGGTTTGATGGAAAGGCCGCTGTCGATGCTCTTAGGAGAATCAAAGATCAGACGCTTGCAATAAAAGACGCTTTCTCTTATGCGGCTTCAGCATTCAGGACTGGAGTGTCTGGTCTTACTGATGAAGCTGGAGCAAACATTGGCTCTAAGCTTATTGAAATGCCTACTCGTCAAGGTCTTGCAGAGCCTTCATCATACACCGCTTGGAAGAACATATTCCTTCAGAATTCAGGTAAAGATAATCTTAACTGGATGCAGGATGCGATATGTCATGTCTTAGGTTTTGCAGGAACTCCAGCAAGGCTCAATGCCCGTATCATGGTAGCTGAAGATGAGTTCTTTAGACAGCTTACATTCAGGGGTCAGATGCGATCTCAGATAACACGAAAGCTTGATGACGCTGGATTAGAAGGTGCTGAAAGAAAAGCTGCTGCAAAGCGTCTTGAAGATTCCTATTTCACTTCTGATGGAATAGTGAATAAAGAGAATGAAGACGCTATGCTTGCCTATAAGTCATCTAAGGAATCCGTCTTTGCAGAAGATGTTCCTGACACTATTCAGGCTATCAATACCCTTACAAACAAAAGCTTCTTTATCAAGATGGGTATGCCATTTGTAAGGACTGTTTATAACGTCATGAGAGCAGGAACTGAATATACTGGTCTTCCTATTCTTGGTAGGATGATCGGTATCAATTCACGAATGGCAGAAGATATTGCTGCTGGTGGTGTAAGGAGGCAGACGGCTATAGGTAAAGCTGTCACTGGTCTTATCGGTGGCTATATGCTGTGGGATATGTGTGCTGAAGGGAATATCGTAGGCGAACTATCTAAGGATAAGAAGATACGTCAGATGCAGGAACGTGCTGGGATGAAGCCTTATTCAATGAAGATTGATGGTAAATGGTATCAGTATCAAAGGGCAGATCCTTTATCAACTGTTGTAAGTATCGTTGCAAATACTTATCAAACCATCAATAATTCTGCTGATGACATGACCGACAGAGAAACAACTGAACTTATAGAAGGTTGCATTTCCTCTATCTTCAGTATTCTTGTAGATAAATCCTTCATGACTGGCATAGTGGATATGGCAGATGCTATCAAGGGTGACGCTTCAAAACGAGGTGTCTATCTTACAAAGGTTGGTCAGGCTTTCATTCCTGCGTCAAGTTTCCTGAAGCAGACCAGTTATCTTGTAGACCCAAGGATAAAAGAAGTTCCTCAGAAGCCTGATGCTTTGATGGGATATAATAACATTTCAGCTTTTGCACAGGCTACGAAACTGAGAGAGCAGAGTACGCCTGTTAGATATGACTGGCTTACTGGTGAAGTTCCTATGCATTCTTATTTCTATAAGGATACAAATGGCATGGATAGCAAGAAGAAGTTTGTTATCAATGAACTTCTTAATGCAAATATTGCTGGTCAAATTTCAGCAGAGCCTCAAAGGAAAATTAGAGGTAAAGTTGATTTGACACCTGAACAGTACAGTAAGCTTTGTGAACTTGAAGGAACAATGAAGCTAAATGGTAAGACGCAGTTAGAAGCTATTTATGATCTCATGCAGTCCCCAAGATATGACATGAAACGTGAACGATTCTCAGATGCTCCTTCTGCAAAGGAAAGCTATCGTGGCTCATTAGTTACTCAAGTCATTCAAAGGTATCGTGAAAGGGCTGAAGCTGAACTTCTAAGAGTATATCCTGATATTAAGGTAAAGATTAACGAAGCTTATAAGATTAGAAGGTCTAATCTTAGAGGAAAATCACAAGGACAAAGGCTTCTCGACACCATAAATCCCTAACACAATGCAAATAAAAAAGGTTGTATAATATGGCGAATGAAAACATTCTTAATGAAACGTCAGAATTATACAGCACTGCAACGTACACAGGGAATGGTACTACAACAAATTTCGTAGTTCCATTCCCTTATCTGTATACGGAAGATGTGCATGTATATTTGAACAACGTAGCAATAAGTGTCTATCCAGTCATATCAACAAGCAATCCTCCGTCACCTTTTGAAGCCCATTGGTATTCATCCAATATCATCAGGTTCACGACAGCTCCCGCTGAAGGTGTGAAGATAAAATTCCAGAGGATAACTAACAGGGCAGAACCTGAAGTTGAATTCAGGAACAGCTCTATCCTGACTGAAGATGACCTTAACCTCATTGCTACTCAGCTTCTATTTGTTGTTCAGGAAGCTTACGATTATTTCAGTCTTGACTACACAGGCATTCAGCTTGCCTTTGACACTGCTTTACTGACGGCTCAAGGCTATGCAGGGTCGGCTGGTTCTGCGGCTACCATAGCCTCTTCAGCGGCTGATGTTGCTTCTTCTGCCGCTACTTTGGCAGGGGGGTATGCAAGTAGTATAAGTAGTTCATTAGCTGTGGCGGCTGGATATGTTGATAACACTTCAGCAGTGGCATCTGGTGCTATAGTATCTATCAATGGTGCTAAGACTAGTGCCTTATCAGATATTAGTTCCGCTCAAAGCGGAGCTATGACAACTATTAGTGGCGGGTATACTAGTGCTGTCAACGCTATAAATGGAGCGCAGATTACAGCAACTTCAGCAGTTAGTGCGGCTCAAACCTCTGCTGTGAATGCTGTCACTACTGCTCAAGGCGTAGCGTCTTCAGCTATCACTTCTGCCCAGACATCAGCTACATCAGCTATTAATTCCGCTAAAAGCAGTGCATTAAACTCCATCGCATCTTCTGGTTCTGCCACTATCTCTGCCATTACATCTGAAGGTGGAGTTCAATTGGCAAGGCTTGAAGCTTATGGTGATGGTATCTTGCAACAGGTGACAGGCACTTATACAACAATGACTGTCAAACTTACTTCTCCAATATTAGCAAATACGATTATCAGTCTTCCTAAAGATAGCAATAACAACTACATGACTTACGTTGTAGGAACTGACACACTTGCTGTAGGATGGAATGGAACTGATTGCTACAAGAATTATCAGTATGAAGAAGTAGGAAATGATGATACTATTTCATATCAGATAAAGCTTTTATTTGATGCTAATGCTGGTGACATTCTTGCTTTTAAGTTTCTTAATACCAATCTGTCTGCACTTGTCGCAGAACCATTACAGCCTGATGGAGTAACTATTAACATCAACTCCAGTGGTAAATTAGCGGCTGTTATTACAAGTGATGCAGTGATGAGTGCCATTGGTTATACTCCTGCTAATGATTCCAGTGTGATCCATACATCAGGTGGAACCATCAGTGGTGGATTGACTGTAACAAGTGGAATAAGTGGCACTTGCACAAATGCTTCCTCCCTTGGTGGGGTGGTGGCAAGCAGCTATGTCACGACTAGTGGAGCGCAGACGATAAGCGGGTCGAAGACTTTCACCGATGGTCTTGTTTCATTAGATGGAACCATCGCTATTAAAAGGTCAACTACATCTGATTTATCTAATTTATATTTCACAGAAAATAATGATACAGCGACAGCAATGATACGCCAAGTCAACGATGATGATAGTACCCCACGCCTCCAAATCAGCGAAAAAGCAACATCTGGAACGCAAGTTTATACTGGGCCACAGATATGGCTTAACAGGGCTGGTGGAATAATACTACGTTCTACAAATACTAGTGGTACTGGGGCGAAAGATTTAGTGCTTGATAATAATGGCACTGCTACATGGGATGGGAGCAATATTAATACAGCCGCCAAACCTGGTGTTCAGCTTGTGGAGTACACCGATAGCACAAGCAGAACATTAGGTGCTAATAGTGGCACATCTTATGCAATTACCGCTCCTACCATTGCTGGATATACGGCGAAACAAATAGTAGGGGGCAGAGGAAACGGCACAACAGGAATACTTGTTGCTTCTTGGTGGCAACCTACCCAAGTATGGGTGCATAACACAAATCAAACCTCAAAGACTTTTACAGTAACTGTTTTACTGCTTTATACGAGGAATTAGCAATGAAACTTGGCGATATTTGGAAAGACGGCGGGAAGATGGAAGATTATCAGGCAATGTCGAAATTTGCCAATGAAAATGGACTTATGTTTGCCAGAAATAGCAATGGCGATTTTGAACTTATGGAAATGCCAGAGCCAGCACATGAAGAGCCTGTTATTGACCCAAAAGATGAAAAGATTTCCTCACTTGAGCGCAGACTTGGGGAACTGGAGGCTGTCCTTGCAAGCCTGATATCTCCAGCAAGCGAAGAACAAGAAGGAGTGTCTAACAATGGCTAAACCACTTGTATATACTCCAAAGTCAACAGGATCCGTAGTAGAACGAGATATCAGGGACAGGTTTGCAGATATCGTAAATGTCAAGGATTATGGTGCTGTTGGTAATGGGTCTAACAATGATACAGAAGCTTTCTTTGCGGCAGTAACAGTAGCTAATGGAAAAAACATCTTCATTCCATCAGGAACTTATAAAATTAATTCCAGCATTACTGGTAATTTTATAACGATGGGAGGCGTTTCATTCAGTGGCACTGGCGTGGTATCAACAGTAAAGAATATTAATTCTTTTGCTGATGATTCAACTGTTGTCCATAACTCTGGTAATGAAAGCATAGGTGGCACAAAGACGTTCATCTCTACGATTTCTGGAAGCATCAATGGAAATGCCGCTACTGCTACAAAGGCAACTCAAGACGGAAATGGAAACAATATTGTAAATACCTATGCAGTCAAGTCAACAGTCGTTAGTAAGTCTGGTAACGAAACTATTAATGGCACAAAGACATTTACATCTACAATTTCAGGGAACATCAATGGGAGTGCTAATTCTGCTACAACAGCCACTAAAGCAACGCAAGATGGCAGTGGTAACAATATTGTAAATACCTATGCAAAGAAAACTGATGTTGTTAATATCACAGGAAACCAAACAATAGCAGGGACTAAAACATTCTCTTCCACTATTGCAGGAAGTATAAATGGAAATGCCGCTACTGCTACTAAAGCAACTAATGATGCTAATGGTAACAATATTGTTAGTACTTATTCCACAAAAAATATCGCTGGTGGGCACGCTCCATTCAATATTCATGCAGGAGTAGCAAAAGCAAAACTAGTTGTTAGGAGTGACCAAAGAGGCACTGGTGATAATAGTCGTGCTGTTGTTCAATCAGTCACATATGATCCTGTTAACAGACTTCTATTCATGCTCCATGAAAAAGGTTACATCTCTGGAAACAGTGGAGCACGATATGCCGCAATATCCCGTCATGAACTGACTACTGGAACTGACATAGTGACAACAAAGGATATATCTTCGCTCACACTTGATAACGTAGGTCATCAGGGTCTTGCGGTGGAAGTCATCACATCACTGAATACAAGTACTTCTGGGCTTGTCAAAAACAACTATAATGTTCGATTATGGTCTTCAAACAAATATGGACAAGATGGTGGCACAGCACTTCGTTTTTCTTACTCTGCTGGTAATAATGTTGGTAACATACAACAGTATAAACTTGTTGATGTTAGTGGAAACCTTTCACTTGCACCAACAATATCTTATGACCAACGATACCTTTTAGTAACATATCGTGACACCAGCAGTAACTATCACATTCGTGTCTTCAATCTTAAAACACTTGTTGATGGTGGTGCTGGAAACTATACTTCAAACTACATTGCTGATTTCCCTGTTTATCCAACTTTATCATCTTATTCAAACGGCGCAAAAGGCTTCCAGTGCATGGCTTGCGATGGCTACTATGTCTACATACTTGCAAGCAAGACAAACACAACACAGCCAGCGGCAATATGGTGCTATACACTTGATGGAAAACTAGTTACTGCTAATCAATATGTAACTCTTGGATTCCAAGAAGCATATAATCGAAATCAAGAACTAACTGATAAAAATGATGTAGCGTTTTGTGAACCTGAAGCTATTTTTATCATGCCTGTTAGTGGAATCCCAAGACTATGCTTGGGAGTAAATGTTCAGTCTCCTTGGGCGTCTAAAGCTGGAAAAGCTTTATATGTCTATGCCCTTGGAGCAAATGATATAGGTGCGTCTGTATAATGTTAACCTCTATATAAAGGAGTATTTACTATGGCTGAAATGACTCTTCCTACAATCGTTGAAGGTAACAATGGTTTTGGTGGTGCTGGCGGTATGGGTGCTGGCTTCATTGGTGGTCTTGTCCTTGGCTCTATCTGGAATGGTGGATGGGGCGGCTGGGGTGGAAATGGTCGTGGTAATGCTGTTGCTGATGTCGGTCTTGCCAATGCTGTTGAACACGTTGGAGACGCAGTTAATCAGGGTACGATCAGCCAGCTTCAATCTTCCAATCAGCTTGGACTTCAGATGGCTAACACATCTGCCGATGTCACTGGTGCTATCAATCAAGGGACGATTAGCCAGCTTCAGAGCAACGCTAATCTCTCCGAAAAACTCTGCTGCATAAATAACAATATCACGACTCAGGGTTATGAATCCAGACTTCAGGCACAGGCACTTGCCGCACAGCTTCAGAATCAACACGCTGAACTCTCTGCTCAGATTTTCCGTGAGAACTGTGAAGACCGGGCTTTGATGCGTGATATTCAGGCACAGGCAGTAAGAGACCAGCTTGTTCAGTCTCAGGCGCAGAATGCGGCTCTGGTGGCTCAAATCAACTTGACCAACCAGTTGACCCAGCAGACAGCCTACCTTATTGACCAGCTTAAGCCAGCTGCAACGACAGCTTAGAACGAATCTCCTTAATCTTAATGAAGACCCTATCTTAATTGGTAGGGTCTTCTTTTTGAATTTATTGTTGGAGTCTTTATGCGAATGATTTTCTTTCCTTCAAAGGATGATGTAACTCTCGTGGCACAACCTAAACCGAATGATTGGGCTTTCATGGAACAAAGCGGAGAAGTTCTCAAAGATATTCCTGAGACATGGTCTAGATACCCTAAGACCGAAAATGGAATGAAGAGCATCATTGAAATGGAGTTTGAGGAATTCAAGCAGACCGAAGCAAAAGGTCTTTCGGTGGAAGACCGCAGTCGTGAACTCGTCCATTTAGCGTCTGCCTGTTTATACCTTTGGAGGCATCTGAACAATGTTGAATAATACTATGTTCAATTATGCGTCAGCTACTAATGGTCTCCTGACAAATCCTTTTATGACATCTCCTAGCACAGCTATAAAGAACACTCTAAGCCTCAATCAAATTGAAGGCTTCACTCCTGTTCAAGAATTTACCGATGAGACCAATACCAAATGGTCTCTCGTCAAGTCCAGTCTTGATTCGACCATAGATATCCCAGACCCTAAAACCTTGCAGATCGTGGATTTCTGGAATCATGAATTTCCTAACCTGAAGACCAAACTTTATGTCTATGTGGTCGAAGGTGTACGCCAGCCTAGAGTAGAGACTGAGCAACCTTCAAGGATTCTTTACCAGTGGTTTAGCCCGGTCTTTGTTCCTACCTTCACGCCTCAAATGATCAGCGATAAGGAATGGCTTAAAGCTAATGTCTATGCCGCTCCTGTGGTCAATGCAAGGGTCTCTAAGCTTAATGCAATATGCCATATAAAAGGTAGTGACGTTTCCTATGGCAACGTAGATGTAAGCAATGATAAGCTTCTGAAGGTGGATGAGTTAAATGGAACGAGCAGATCTACTGAAGGAAATTAAGACTCGCATAGAGAAGAATGAAGACAGTCCTGAGGCTATGTATGCAGAGACTAAAATCATACTTATGAAGATGTATTTTACTAATACATTTAGTAAGGATGATATAGTTAAGGTATGCTCAGACCTTATAGGACTCTACTATAAACTTAAAGATAAATAAAAGGAGCATTATAATGCCTTATATCTTTTATGACCGAACCTTTAGCCTCACCCAGAGCGGTGGTACGGCTACCCTTACTGAGACTACCCCTGAGACCCTTTTTGCTTCTGCTGCTGATGTTACTTCCGCTTGCTCTGCGGCTATAGCTTCTGGTGGATATGTGACCAGCACCTATGTTACCTCTGCCGTCAATGGTGGGGTCTCTGCAAGTGTTGCCTCTGGTGGTGTCGTGAATACTTATGTTACCTCTGCCATTAGTGATTCTGTGGCTTCTGGTGGTGTTGTGAATGAATTCGTTACGTCTGCCATTGCGGCGGCTACCTCTAGTGGTGGAGCGGCCTAAGAGGTGAGTGACCATGAGACTCATCAAAGAAATCATTCTTCATTGCTCTGCCACTTGGTCTAAGCAGGATATCGGAGCTAAAGAGATTCGTCAGTGGCACGTCAAAGGAAATGGATGGAGAGACATAGGATATCATTATGTCATCCGTAGGAATGGTCTTATTGAACCCGGACGAGACTTGAACGAAGTTGGAGCACACTGTACCAATCATAATGCCAGTTCAATAGGCATCTGTATGGTCGGTGGTGGGCCTAATGGAGAAGACCCTTATTTCACCAAAGAGCAGTTCGACAGCCTTGCCCTTCTCGTTAAGTTCCTTCGCATGAGATTCCCTAAGGCTACGATATATGGTCATAAGGAATTTGCTAACAAAGCCTGTCCTGTTTTCTCCGTGCCTAAGTTCCTTGATGAATATGGTATTCCTAAAGAAGGAGAAAAGTGATGGGAAAAGAAGGTAAAAGGGCGTCTGAAGAAATCTTGTCAGACCTTCATGCCCTTATCGCTACATCACTTATAGATAAGATAAAGAGTGGAGAAGCGTCTTCAGCAGACCTTTCAGTTGCGGTCAAGTTCCTTAAAGACAATGGAATAAATTGCATAGGGACTCAGAACGATGACATGAAAGAACTGGTAGACGCTCTTCCTTCGTTCCCTTTGGATGATGGATATGACCCAATGGGAACTCAAGATGTCGTATTGAGGACTCAATAAGGTTTAGTAATATATGAATCCAATCACACTAGAGAAAGGATTTACACCTATACCCGACAAACTTAGGGACTTCCGAGTGTTTCTTTACCTCACTTGGAAGTCCCTTGGTTTACCTCCTCCTACGCCTGTCCAAAACTCCATTGCCCAGTATTTTCAATATGGGTCTAGACGAAAGGTCATAGAGGCTTTTCGTGGAGTCGGTAAGAGTTGGATAGCGGCGGCTTATGTTGTTTGGAAGTTAAGGTGTAATCCTAATCGGAAATTTATGGTCTTGTCGGCGTCTAAGGACAGAGCCGATAACTTCACGACCTTCTGTCTTAGGCTCATTAGCGAGATGCCTATACTACAGTGCTTGATACCTAGACCAGACCAAAGGTGTTCCAAGCTGAGTTTCGATGTGGCTCCTTGTAAGGCTGACCATGCTCCCAGTGTGGTCTCTAAAGGTATCTATAGCCAGATAACGGGAAGTCGTGCTGATGAGATAATTAGTGATGACGTTGAGGTCATGAACAATTCCTTTACACAGACCATGAGAGATAAGCTTTCAGAGGCAGTGAAGGAATATGACGCCATCCTTAAACCTAATGGCATAATCACGTTCTTAGGAACTCCACAGACCGAACAGAGCCTTTATAACCAACTTCCAGACCGAGGTTATGAGGTAAGGATATGGCCCGCTAGATTTCCTGACGTGAACCAGAGAAAGAACTATGGAGACGCATTAAGCCCATTTATCCTAGATCAAATGGAGAAGCTAGGATCTTCATGTATAGGTCTTTCTACAGACCCTGACAGGTTTAATGATGAGGACTTGGCAGAACGTGAACTGAGTTATGGTCGGTCTGGATTTCAGCTTCAGTTCATGTTGGATACACGGCTGAGTGATCAGGATAGATATCCATTGAAGTTGAGTGATTTGATAGTCATGGGTATAGATCCTGAAAACGCTCCTGAACAGCCTGTTTGGGGAACGACAGGGCGAATTGATGACTTACCTTGTGTTGGTCTTAATGGAGACCATTACCATCCTCCTGTGTTCACTAAGGGAGACTGGATCCCGTATAAGGGAACTGTAATGGCGATTGACCCAAGTGGTAGGGGAAGTGACGAGACTGCTGCGGTCGTGATAAAGATGCTTAATGGATATCTTTATGTGACGGCGGTCAGGGCTTTTAGAGACGGCTATTCAGACTTCACTTTACAATCCTTGGCAGAACTCGCTAGAGACCAGAAAGTGAATTATGTGGTCATTGAAGCAAACTATGGTGATGGAATGTTCACCAAATTACTTCAACCTTGGTTTGCTAAGATTGGATACAAATGCTCGATAGAGGAAGTTAAACACTCACGACAGAAAGAGATGAGGATCATTGACACCCTTGAACCAGTCATGAATCAGCATCGTCTTGTGATCGATAAGAAGGTCGTTGAGTGGGACTATCACAGCACTAAAGACCTACCGCCTGAACAAGCCTTGAAGTATCAACTCTTTTACCAGATGTCTCGCATAACAAGAGATAGAGGGTCTTTAGCGCACGATGACAGACTTGATTGCCTGTCGATGGCAGTTGCTTATTGGGTCGAGGTCATGTCCTTAGACGCTGAAGTTAGGATGCGTCAAAGGCAGGAAGAGTTGATTGATAAGGAACTAAAGGTGTGGTCTGGAGATACCTTGCAGAAGACTGTAAGGTTGGCGGTCTGTGAGGGATATAATGTCGATAATGAGGATGAAAGCAAGAGAATGCTGTTTGGGTTTGATACGTTTGTGAATCCTGTGAAGAAGACTAGGAGTTTGTTTGAAAGTGAGGGGAGAGGAAGGTGTGGTGGATTGTTAGCGAGATTTTAGGATTGACGTTAAAGGTGATTAAAGATAGTTAAAGGTATCTCTCATGCTCTACCTTCCTTGCGTGAGAGATGTGTGTAGGTGGGGGTGTGGTTGCCCTCACCTACTTTGGTTTGATTGTTGGTGAGAGTTTGGCAAGTTTAGTGGAAAGTTTGCAAGTTAGTTGGGAAAGTTTTAAGTATGGTTAAAGGAAGGGAAGTTAAGGGAGAGTAGACTTTAAAGTAGACTTTAAGGAAACTTTAAAGGAACTTTAAGGGGACTGAAAAATGGTGAAAAATTTGAGGTCTCAACCGCTTTGGTCTGAACACGCTTGTCCCCCGTGGGCTGGATCGCTGGCGGCGTGTGGGGATGTTGTGGACGTGTGTGGGTGTGTGGAGGCTTGCCCATATATGAAGGATGTGGGCGGCGTGACCTTTTTGATGACCTTCCTTTCATAAGTATGCGATATGGCAAGCTTGCTTATGCATGTATAATGAAAGATATGCAGAATAGAGCAGAGAATGATCAAAAAGGGAAGGGATAAGATAAAGAATAGCCAGGTCAACTTGTTAACGCTTTGTTAACATTTATGCTCTTGTTTATACTTTATCGATTGGTTTTTATTTAGTGTAGTAATCATCTATTCAATGTGGAGTTATTCAATGGAATATGTTAAGCCTTTATGGAAAAAAAGAAGTGAACAAGATGGAAACAGCCTACCAGGGTATTATACATTAATAGAAGCTAGCAAATTTTTAGGCTATAGTAATTCTTCTTGGCTATCACAGCAGATCAAAGCGGGCAAGCTTATATCCTATAAAATAGGTGTTTATCGTCTTTTATCAGAGGATATAGTCAAAATTTTATTTGAAAATGATAAAATGAATTCAAGACGTTAAGAAAAATTTTAAACTTTTTTCGATTTTTTTAAAATTTTTTCTTGACAAACTAAAGCTAGTTTTATAAACAGGACTTGCAAGCGATGAGGAACACCGAATAGCTTGCAAAGTTCATTGACATAATTTTTTTAAGCCTAGTATAAAGCTAGCTTTAGAAAATCGCCTTGCCCACATATCAGGTAAGCTTGTGAACCGGACAAGAGACAGGAAAAAGACCTTCCTCTTATCAAATGATAATGAAGGCAAAACAAGGTGACAGCTTGTTTTCTTATAGGATGAATAAGGTAATCTTTATTCATCCTAACAAGGAAACAAACAAACAAACAAACAATCTAACAAAAGGAAGGTATCTTATGTCTCTTCACACAACAAAGCGTGACGTTATGGCAAATTACATGACAATCAATTGTGGCTATGGACGGCTGCAAAATCTCTTACGCTTTATCCATCCTGTTGCGCATACAAGTGGCAAGTATGGATGGAATGCAGACATTTATATTTTTGATCACACAGCATTAATATGTGGTTATCGCTGCTTTGGTAATTATGTTGCAAGTAATGAACTACTTGCTGAATACGATAACAAAGCAAAGGCAATATGGGAAAATTGCAGTTCTTATCCTCAAGCTTATGAAGCAATAACAGACTTAGTTAACGCTTTTATAAACACTGTTAACAGGCTTGCAATTGCACAGATCTAACACAACACAAAAGGAAGGTAACACTATGAAGCTCACCACTTATCACCTTTATTTTTCAGATAATGCTGGCAACTTGATATGCGATTATTTTATTCGTGAATTCCGCATTACTGAAACAAAAGCTTATTGCCTTCGTTCAGCTTATGACAAAAAAGCTTATTCCATTCTTATAAATGCAATTGATGAAAATAGAATGGAACGTAATAAGGCGCTTTTCAGTTTTGGTAATGGCTACTGGATAGATTACAAGTAAAATACAATTTCACTTTATTCTTTAATTGAAAGGACAAGTTTTCAATACATAACTTGTCCTTTTTATTTTTGGAATAAAACAACCACAACCACAAACAAAGGAAGGTTTACTATGTCACGCAATCCTAACATAACAGCTGTTAAAGCAGTATCAAAAATGTCTCTAAATTCCCGTATGACTTTTTACATGGAAAGCAACAGACAAAAGACTTCACAAAAGACAATTTATCTCAAGAAGTACGATTGTTATATTTCCCGTCCTTTAACTGGAGGCAACTCAAAACTGGATAAGTCAATACTCATATTTGACTTACTTGCAATTGTAACATGCATGAATTGCTCATCCTGCAAAGGCACTTGTTATGCATTAAAGAGTCAACGTCAATACATAGATACTTTACTCAAAAGATCTGTAAATACCTATCTTGCAAAGTATGATATACCTACGTTGAAAGATATCATTGTCACGCAGTTAAACCGCACAACTAAAAAGGTTATACGGATCCATTCAAGTGGTGACTTCATCAGTCAAACTTATCTTGATATGTGGACTGAAATTGCGTCAATGTTTCCAAAGAAAAGATTTTATTCCTATACAAAGGTAGATCACATACTTGATTTTTCCGCTTTTGAATCACTAAACAATGTCAATGTTGTTAAGTCTGTCCTGCCCGATGGGACTAAAAACTATGGACTTGAAAACTACATAACAATAAAGGCAAGGGAATTAAATGCCCCTATTTGCCCGTATCGCAAAGGAATGTCTGAAGACGCAATGCCACACTGTGGGAAGACTTGTAATGTCTGCTTAAGCTCTCCGTATGTGCTTTTTGTGCAGCACTAAATAAAGACAGCTTTATTTGTTTATCGGTCGGTAAAGGGAAGTCTAAACCTTCCCTTTATTCATCCCATAAACAAACTAAAACAAAGGAAGGTACTTATGGCAACTTATTATATCCAGCTAACGGACAAGGAAACTGGCGTATCATTTTCGCTTATTGCGGACACATTACATCAGGCAAAGATACTGGCAACAAAAGCGATGAAGCGTCATTTGTGGGAAGGTGAAAGGATGTATGCAAGGATTTATGATAACTTCCTTGCGTGTTGCTATAGCGATTATAAGCAAGCTGTTTGTTCTAAGTTTTCAATAGGTGAAAAGTGGACAGAGCTTATTACTATTATCTAGCAACTAAAATACAAAAGGTAGGTACTCAATGCAGCTTTTTCCAACTATACATGAGTTACAAATGCAGCAAGACTATCTTGTTATAGCCATTGCTGTCTTCTTTGGTATCTGTGCATTGATTCAATGCATTATTGAAAAGAACGATCACTAAACACAAGGAAGGTACTATCATGACAAACACTTATCGTTATCAAGTTCATTTTACAGATAGCAATAATCATGCTCTTGCTATCTACTATGCTAAAAAAGGAACGTCTACAAGTATCATAAAACAACGTGCAACAAATATTGCACGCCTAATCTATGCCGATAAAATTTACATCTATGGATACAAAAACAACGATAAAGACAAAAAAATAATCTGCTCTTTTGATTATACAAAAGACGGATGGTCAAGAGAATGGACGTTTTATAATCAATAGGAATTCTAAAAATACGATTGTTTACAGATAGCCAAAAAGGGAGCATACCGATCCATATGCTCCCTTTTTCGATTCCATAAACAATTCAAACAAGGAAGGTTTATCATGACACACAAGATTATAATCACCATGACGGGAAGGGATTGGGATGGCTCAGACATAGACAAGACTTATCGCCCACGCATGGACACAATAATATCCCGTATGAATCATGAATGGAACGCAGAATATCCTAACGACATGACACCTTTTAAGGCCATTATCGCAACTGCAATGCTTCGATGGTATGGACGCAATGCCTTTTTCTGGAGAGACAAAGGACTCGCAAACGAAGGCATTTATGGTCAGGTATGTGAACCATCAGACATAAACAGTAATAATTGCGTAACTCCAAGAGTCCATATTAGCATTAATGTTAATGGACATGATGTGTCTAATAGTGATGAATTGTGCGAATATGTTCCTGAATTCATCACGGCATATGATGAAATACACAAGAACGATGACTCATGTCTACCTGACCCTGATGAAATGAAAAAGATAATCGAACAAATAGACAACGAAAGGATATACTAATGCTCCCTATCCATCATTGCGTCAATCCAGACCTCGCCTTTTTCTCCTTCTTGGACTTCCTGCGTCCATTCGGTTTTCCGTTCTCACATAAGACGGATGTTGCAGATTTAAATGCTTTCTTTGACTTGTCTATCATGTTCACTGTGTTAGCCTTTGCATACATCTTTTATCTCGCTAAAAAGGCAGATAAAGAGAAAGCAAAACAGGCACAAAGGCAAAAACAAAAAGCGTAAAAACCTAGTTTGTTCTATACTAGAAAGACCATCCTTTTCCGGGTGGTCTTTTTATTTGTGGAACAATCTAACAAGGAAGGTGAAGCAATGAACTTCAATCTTGAACGATTCATAGACCAACACACTAAGTCGGTCTTTGAAGATGATTTTTTTGAGTTCATAGACATTCCTGTCTTACGCCAATTCAAGCGCAGAGTAAGTCAAACAAAGGAAGGTGAACATGGCAAGCTCAAAGTCAATCCTGCCGCAGGGTATCAGACTGCACAAGTCAGGCAAGTTTATCATTGATAAGACCATCAATGGTCAACGCTTCACGAAAACCTTTGACAATCTTCAAGATGCGATCTTGTTTAGAATGCGTCTAGATACCGATAAGGACTTTGCAAAGTCCATCACTGGCAGCGTAGATGTCAAGGAAACAGTCACTCTAAAGACCGCTATTGAATACTGTCAAACTCACGTCTGGCGTGAGTTAAGGTCACTCATGACACACACTGTCAATGCACGGGACATCATGTCATTCTTTGGTGCAGACATGAAGCTTGATGCTATCGATCATCAAGCTATTGATGCCTTGAAAGACCATCTCATAGCCAAAGGTAACAAGACTGGGACAATCAATAGAAAGCTTATGGTCTTATCAAACATCCTCTCCACGGCTAGGTCAAGGGGAATGCTGGATACTGAGCCGCCCCATATCAAAGTCAAAACACAGCGGGAAGGTCGAATCAGGGTCTTGTCAGACGAGGAAGAAAGACAGCTTGAAAGACTCCTAACTCCAGAATGTTGGGAACTCGTTAAGGTCTTACTTTACACAGGATGTAGGGCAGGGGAACTGTGGCGTCTTGAGGCAAGAGACGTTGACCAGACGCTCCATACAGTGACTTTTTGGGAAACTAAAACTGGCAAGTCAAGGACAATTCCCATCGTCAAGCAGATTCGTTCAATCCTTGACCATGCAATCTCAACACATCCTAGTGGCGTCTTGTTTCCTGGCTGGAACAACATGAAACTAGAACGTGCATGGTCTAAGGCAAAAACTGAAATGGGACTGCAAAATGATGAGCAGTTCATACCTTATTGCCTACGTCATACTTGTGCTTCAAGGCTTGCGGCAAAGAACGTATCCCTTAACCTTATTAAAGAGTGGTTAGGTCACTCAAACATTCAAACAACAATGCGTTACACTCACTTCCGAAAGAGCGATTTAATGCAAATTTCGGAACTGTTTGATTAGCTAATGTTCACAAGTTGTGTCTGGTTGCTGAAATGATTGATGCAATAACATTCAGATATCATTTCAGCAACCATATAATAACTATTTGAATTTGTTTACTTAATCTTTTACTTTTGCAATGCCTAGATGATATTGCATATATGATGTAAAAACAGAATTTTTAAGTAAACAATTCAAATAGTTACAAGGCACATTTTCATAAGATTGCAGTGAATTTTAGCAATCTGCAACCTTAATTTCTCCTGTGCCACAGTGGCGTCATCGGTTTCAATACTGATGACGCCCTTTCTTTTTAATCAAAACAAGGAGACGCTATGACTTCTTATCCATTAGCTGAAGCGTATACTGAACATCTCCAAAGCCTCATCACTGAGCAGGATTTTGAAGCGGAAAAAGAATGGGAAATGAAGATGTTCAAACGTGGAAAAGACCGCTATCAACGTGCCGTTGACAACCTCAAGAAAGCCCACAGTGAAGGCACAACAAATTATGGTCTTGCCATCATCAAAAAGAACGTGGACAAGATCCAGAAAGGCATTGACGCCTACCTTGCCAAGGCACTGAGTGGTGGCAGAGGAAGACGTCAGACAGCAGCCAAACTACTTGAAGGAATGGACACAGGAACTGTAGCATTCCTTGCCTTACGAAAGCTGATTGATGCGATGTCAAATGATAAGCCCATTCTTCAAGGCATTGCGTTGGCTGTTGGCAATGAAATAATGTTTGAACGTAAACTACATAGCCTCAAAGAACAAGATACTGAACGATGGTCTTTGACCAATCATTATCTGCATAACAGTCAATCAAGAAAATACGTTTCAACAGTATTGAATGTTGCCTTTTCAAAATCTAAATTGGCAAACTTTGAAGTTTGGGCAAAGAATGATAGGATACAATTAGGTATCCGTCTAATTGAAATAATAAGTCAAACCACAGGCTTATTTGATATTGTCATGGAGCGTCTTAACTGTTTAACGTATAAGAAACACTCCGACTATTATCTGGTAAAGCCATCAAAAGAAGTATGTTCATGGGTGAACAATTATATTGAATATTCAGCGATAATTTCACCTGATTACTACCCTACAATCATCCCGCCTAAACCTTGGTCATCAATCTCGGATGGGGCTTACTACTTTCAACACCCAGACCTAAGACTAAAGCTTCTCAAAGTGCGTGACAAAGGCTATCTACATGATGTGGATAGTCTTTTTTGCAATGGTAAACTTGAGGATATAAAACAGGCAATCAACGCCCTTCAAAACACAGCATGGACTATCAATCAGGACATCTACAAGGTAGCTACTGAAATCTGGTCTAATGGCGGTGGCAAGGCTGGTCTTCCAACCTCAGACCTCATCTCAATGCCGCCATGTCCGTTCTGTGGGAAGGACATAACAAGGGAATGTTCAGCGTACATGAATGGCAAAGGTCAAAGGCATGAATGCTTCGACCATCCTGCCATCCTCAAATACAAGGAACTGAAACGTACCCTCAACGACACCATAGCACCCACAAAAGAGGAAGACCATGCTTATCACTCACTGACAAGCGAGGAAAAAGAAATCGTTGATAAGTTCAAGGCATGGAAAGTCGCAACACATGGTGTACGGGACACTGTAGCAGAAGTTGACGGGCAGAAGAGAGGAATTATAGCTACCCTTGCTATAGCCTCTCCATTAAGGATGTATAAACGCTTCTACTTCCCTTATCAGTTGGATTTCAGAGGGCGTTTATACACTATCCCTTCATTCCTGACACCTCAGGGAACAGACCTCGCCAAAGCCCTGCTCAAGTTCGCAGACGCCAAGCCTCTCCGTACTGAAGAGGCAGTCAAGTGGTTAGCAATTCATGTTGCTAATTGCTATGGCAACTCAAAGCTTACTCTGAAGCAACGCTATGAATGGGTAAAGACTAATCAAAACTTCATCCTTGCCTGTGCTGAAGATCCATTCTCAGAGACTGGTTGGATGGATGCTGATGAGCCGTTCTGCTTCTTAGCGTCATGCTATGAGTGGGCTGGATATGTGCGTGAAGGTCTTGCTTACAAGTCCTCTCTCCCTGTTGCAATGGATGGAACGTGCAATGGTCTCCAACTATTCTCGCTCATGCTAAGAGATGAAATCGGTGGATATGCAACGAACCTCGTTCCTGCTCCTGAATACCATGATATCTATGGTGTTGTTGCTGAACGAGTCATCAAAAAGCTAGCTGAAAAAAATGATGATGACGCAAAAATTTTAGCAATGATGCTTATTGATCGTAGTACAACTAAACGTCAAGTCATGACCCTGCCTTATGGTGCTACGTTCAACTCATGCATAGAATACACAAGAATCTGGATGAAGAAGCAGACAAACATTGACTTTGGATTCCCTGGCAAGACACATCTCAATGCCGAAGACGCAAAGCTTGCACAAAAAGAATTCAGACGTCTCTCAATAGTTCTTGCACACTATATTTGGGATTCAATATCAGAGACTGTAGTCAAAGCCAGACAGGCTATGGACTATCTACAGAAGATGGTTGGTCTGACCAACAAATTGAATGAAGCGGTATGGTGGACAACTCCTTGTGGTCTTCCTATCAAGCAGGAATATCATGACTTCAAGCCATTCGTGATTAACACTTTACTAGGTGATAAAGTCACAAGAATAATTAGTTATGATGAGCCGATTGGTCTTGATAAGGTCAAGCAACGTAACTCCATCTCACCTAACTTCATTCATAGTCTTGATGCTTCTGGTCTCATGAAGACAGTCTCTAAATGTGCCAATGACCATAGCATTCATTCATTCGCCATGATCCACGACAGCTATGGTACTCATGCCGCAGACGCTCCTGTCTTAGCTAGGGTCTTGAGGGAAACATTCGTTGAGATGTTCGATGGAAAAGACCTACTCAAAGAGTTTGAAGACGGATTATTAATGAGATATCCAAAGCTTCAGACTGAAGAGTTACCGCCTCGACCAGAGTTTGGAAAGTTGGAAGTAAAGGCTGTCAAAGACAGCCTTTATTTTTTCTCATGATTTCAACAAGTTTAATTTTGGTAGACATTAATAGGAGAGAACGCCTACCTTATTGGCAGACCTGAAATCTGTGCATACTTTGGTAGGTGTTCTCCTCAAATCAAGACGGGGAGTCATGGCTTACCTTACCTTCCTTTGCCATCATGATTGTCTCCTTTTCTCTCCTCACTCCCCGTCTTTCTTTTGCACTTATCGTGCTTTGACCACTGCTCAATGCCCTGTTGTGTAGAGGATTGATGTCATGTCAAAGCCTTCTTTAGGTCTGGCTGAGACACAACCTTGGCTAGACCACAAATTTTATTCCCTTGCCATTGGGGGAAGTAAATCAAAACAATGATTCTCTTTTTCTTCTGAGGGGCTTCTTTTTACTCCACGTCAAAATCACAATTCCGTGATGTAATGATGTTGAATGGGGGTAAGAACTTCACTATCAAACATGAGACCACATCTTCTTGAAAAGGTGTAAAAACATATCACAAATTCCCTTGAAAAAGTGACATTGTGTGATGGTTTTTTCCTTGAAAAAGTGTGATTTCGTGGGGGGTAGGGGGGCTTCTTTTTCTCCCCCGTCAATATCCCATATTCATAAAACTTAAAGAGGCTTTCAAAGAGGTCTTAAAGAAGATCGATAATATTTCTTTGAGATAGACCTAAAGCTTATTATACTTTCCTTAATTTATATCATTTTAAATAAGAAAGAAAAAAGAGGGGGTCTAGGGGGATACTTCCCCATAGAATATCTAATAAGGTATGATTGAAGATTCATTATGGTTTAGACAGATGTTCATAGGGAGTTTAAGCTATCTTAGGATACCTTTAATGTAGCTTTGTCTCCATACTATAACCCATCATCAAAGATACAATTAGTCTTCCCAACAAGGATCAATTAATCAATCTCTAAGCTTCTTAACCAACATTATCAGGGTAACGATAAATGTTGGTTAGAGATACTCAACCTTCATTATCATCAATCTTAACCCTAACCTTAAGGAGTCCTAAACATCACATGACATCTACCATCCCCGTCTCACTATCATCTCTCCGCGACCTTATGGGAAATGCTCCATCCAAAGAAACCGCAAAAGTATGTATGAGTGTCATTAACGCAATTCAAGACTGCCCTCACAAAGGATCTATGTTGGCTGGTCTAACATCAGCTTTCGTTCTCCTTTCGGAAGTGGTCAACATCTCCATACCAGACATGGTGGTCTATTCAAAGAACGCTATGACAGATGGGATAGATCGTTTACCTCAGTTCAGGGCTTGTCAGGAATTCATCACAAAGGAAATCTTTAACGCTTAGTAAAAGGAAATCTTTATGGCTACTAAAACGAAACGAATCATGTACTTGACCCCTAAGGGAACTGCTCTCTTTGCACATATTAAAGACCCTGATTTTGGTAACGAAAAATACCCCAATCCTGAAGGGGCATATAGAGTTACTCTCATTCTTGATGATGCCCAGAGCATGAGGCTTAGGGACAAGCTCAGTGACGAAATAGACAAGGCTAGGGAATTCGCTGAAGAGAAGTTCAATAGCCTCAAGCGTTCGACTAGGGAAAAGATAGGTAAGCTTTCGTTCAATGATGTCTGCTCTCCTGAATATGATAAGGATGATAACCCTACCGGGAATTACAAGTGGAACTTCAAATGCAATTACAAGTTTGAAGATAAGAATACCGGGAAGAAGATTGAGCGTCATATCCCCGTGTTTGATTCCATGAACCAGCCTGTCAAACTCAAAGACGAGATTGGTAATGGCTCTGAAATACGGGTCTCGTTCTGCGCCAATCCCTACTTTGTGGAAGGTCAGGGCATGGGTGGTCTTACGATGTATATCAACGCCATTCAGGTTGCCAAGATGGTCAAGGGTGGTGAGAGGACTGCTGAGTCTTATGGGTTTGAGGTGGATGAAGACGGCTATGTAAGTGATGTAAATGAAGACGTAGCGTCTCATGATAAGGAAGATGAAGATAATGATATCCCGTTCTAAAGCAGAACTTCATCGTTCATGGAACAAGACCAGAAGAGAGACAGGATATAGATCACAGTTTGAAAAAGACTTGAGCGATTCATTTCCTGAAGATGTTAAGTGGGAATATGAGACCACAAATATCCCGTATGAAGTCAGGCATATCTGCAAATATAAGCCTGACTTCATATTTACTGAACAATGCTTTTTCCTTGAAGCTAAAGGCTACTTCAGTAAGGAAGACAGGGATAAGATTCTCTTAGTCCTTGAACAACATCCTGGAATAGATATCAGGATGGTCTTCTATAAGGATGATCATATCACCAAGTCTCTCACTTATGGTCAGTGGTGTGACAAGCACAACATTCCTTGGTCGATAGGTACAATGCCTCCATCATGGAAAAGACACAAACCTTCAAAGGAACAAAGGAAGGCTTTCTACGATGTCTTCGCAGGAGACTCAATCATCCGTATTGATTCGTAAAGAACCCTGTCCTGAATGCAGAAAGCATGGTGGAGACAGGAGTGGAAACAACCTTGCAAGATACAGTGATGGTCATGCTTACTGCTTTGCTTGTGGTTACCTTGAAAAAGGTGATGGTGAAGAAGTTACACCTATACACAAGCCAAAGCCAGCCAATCTCCTCGACATTGACTATCGACCACTCAAAGCTAGAGGCATTAGTCAAGAGACCGCACAGCTATATGGCTATGGCATCTCAAAGATGGGTGATAAGACGTGTCATGTTGCTCCTTACTATGACAAGAATGGTGATCTAGTTGGTCAGCATTTGAGGTTTGAAGGTAAAGAGTTTCGTTGGCTTGGTCAGAGCAGGGAAGTCCAACTCTTTGGTCAACGTCTTTGGAGAACAGGCGGTAAGAAGGTGGTCATCACGGAAGGCGAGATAGACTGCCTATCCGTTTCTCAGATAGAAGGGAACAAGTGGCCTGTCGTATCCTTACCCAATGGTGCTAAGTCTGCGGTCAAGTCCATTACCGATAACCTTGAATGGGTTTGTGGTTTTGAAGAAGTGGTCTTGATGTTTGATGAAGATGAACCCGGTCAAGAAGCGGCACAAGCGGTGTCTCAAATCCTTCCAATAGGTAAGGCATACATCGCACATCTCCCTATGAAAGACGCCAATGAATGTCTCATGGCGAAGAGGGGAGAGGCTGTCATCACCGCTATATGGAATGCACAACCGTGGAGACCAGACGGGATAAGGTCTGGTAAGGAACTGTGGGAAGAACTCATCAAACCGCCAAAGCAGGGTTATGACATTCCTTACTCTATCCTTAATGATAAGCTGAAGGGATTCAGGAAAGGTGAATTGTATCTCTTCACTGCGGGGTCTGGCATAGGTAAGAGTACCATCGTCAACGAGATAGCCTATCACTTGAAGATGAAACACGGACTCTCTCTTGGCATCATGTCTTTGGAAGAGAGTCCTGTGAGGAATGCCAGACGTTACCTTGGAATCTACCTGAACAAACCTATATGGACACCTCAAGGATACTCATCCGTATCTCAAGAGGATATGAGGAAAGCTTTTGACGCCGTCATGGGAGATGGTAAGTGGTGGATATACGATCACTTTGGGTCAACAAACATTGATGGTCTGCTCGCTAAGATACGATACATGATTACTGGTCTTGGCTGTGATGTCATTGTGATAGATCACATCTCAATCATCGTCTCAGGTCTGGATGATTTAGGGAGTGATGAGCGTAAGACCATTGATATCCTTATGACAAAGCTTCGGTCTCTTGTTGAAGAGACTGGGGTGATGGTCTTGGCGGTAGTTCATCTCAAAAGACCAGATAAAGGCAAGTCTTATGGTGAAGGTAGACAAGTATCATTGACAGACTTGAGAGGCTCTGGATCACTTGAGCAATTGAGTGATGTGGTCATAGCATTAGAGAGAGACCAGCAAAATGAGAATGAGAAAGAAGCGAACGTATCTCACATTCGTATCCTTAAGAACCGACCTTACGGAGTTGTTGGTGAGGCTGGAGCGGCTACCTATGACACTGAGACTGGGAGGCTCACGCCATACTCACCTTTTGAAAAGGACGATGAAGAAACTCAGAAAACAGATGAAGAGGAAATCTTCTGAACCATGAAATACATTTCTATCTTCTCAGGTATAGAGGCGGCGTCTGTGGCATGGAGAAACCTTGGCTGGACGCCGCTTGCTTTTAGTGAAATTGACCCGTTTCCTTGTGCCATTCTCAAACATTATTATCCAGATGTCCCTAACCTTGGGGACATACGCAACGTAGATTGGAGTCCTTATCGTGGAAAGGTTGACCTTATTGTCGGTGGTAGCCCCTGCCAAAGCTTCTCCATCGCAGGAGAAAGAAATGGTATGGCAGGGGCTAGTGGACTCGTCACTCAGTTTTTCAGAATTCTTAGAGAAGTTACGCCAAAGTGGTTTGTTTTTGAAAACGTACCAGGAATGCTATCATCTTCTAAAGGAGAAGACTTCAGGCTCATTCTCAAAGGATGGGAAGAATGCGGGTATCATGTCGCATGGACAACTCTTAATGCTGAGTTCTTCGGAGTCCCGCAACGTCGCAGGAGAGTCTTTACTGTCGGACATCTTAGAGACTGGAGATGTCCCGTCAAAGTACTTTTTGACCCCGAAAGCCTGTGCGGGGATTCTAAGAAGGGTTGCGAAAAGAGGAAAGCAACTTCCAGAGGAACTCATGCAAGCTCTAGCGTCAGTCAGTCAGTCGCAAAATGTCTGACTTCAAGGAACGAACGATATGACTTTGAAACTGAGAACTTTATCGTTCAAGATCCGTCAAGGTTGTGACGGGGGGGTAAAGGATACTTGGGTAGCGAAGAGAAAGCTTTCACTTTGGCGGCAACACAAGACCAGCAAATTTTTGTAAGGCGTTGCTTTTGTCTCCAAGGGAATATGATAGGAATGGAACTGCATAATGGCCCAAACGGGATAGGTGTTAAAGAGGATGTCAGCTTTACTTTAGACACAACAGATAGACACGCAGTAGTGTGCGCTTCTGTTGCTCCAGCTATGACATCTTCAGGGCCGCCATATTCAAGGACAGGGAATTCCAGAGTGGAAACTGAGGCGTTGGTTACCCAACGCCCTCCTTATTTAAAGGAAGGTGTGAGAAGGCTTACACCTCTAGAATGTGAGCGTCTCCAAGGATTTCCTGATGAATGGACTGACATCCCTTACAAAGGAAAAGACCATCCCCCTGATAGTGTACGCTACAAAGCGTTAGGTAATTCAATGGCAGTACCTGTAATGCGCTGGATAGGACAGCGAATACAAGAAGTTGAGGCTTCTAATAATGTTCCCTAATCGAGAACTTTTTGAAAACCATTGGGGCTGGATTCCAACTGCGGAAACTCCAGCCCTTCTTTTTGACATTGAGACTGATGGTCTATTGGAGAACACGACAAAGATCCATTGTATATGTGCAATGGATTATCAGACCAAAGAGAAATGGGTGTGGAATAGTCAAGAAGGAAACTTCGATGACTTCTTCGATTGGGCTTACAACTATCCAATCATAGTTGCCCACAATGGTCTTTGTTTTGACGTTCCTGTTCTCCATAAACTTCATCCTGCACAAATGTTACCCCGTTGCTTTGACACTCTTGTAGCCACTCGTCTCATCTGGACAGACGTAGCGAACGATGACTTTGCAAGGATACGTTCAAAGAAACTCCCGGTGGAATTCCCAAAGAAACTCATAGGTAGACACTCCCTCAAAGCGTGGGGCTATCGTCTTGGAGAATACAAGGATGACTATGCGGAAGTTACAGAGAACGCTTGGGATCATTGGTCACAGGAAATGGAAGACTACTGTATGCAAGATGTGGTCGTGCTTGGAAAGCTTTATGATCATATCCTCAAGCAAAACTATTCTCCAGAGGCTTTAAGTCTTGAGCATGAATTCCAAGAGGTCATCTTTAAACAAGAACAAGCTGGAGTTTTGTTTGACGTTAAAAAAGCAACAGAACTTTATGCACAATTGGCGTCAAGAAGAGATATCCTGAAGACAGAACTTCAGGAGATTTTTCCCCCTAAAAGAGAGGTAGAAGTCTTTGTCCCAAAGCGTGATAACAAAGTCAGAGGATACAAAGCTGGAGTCCCAATTGAAAGAGTATACAGTATCCCTTTCAATCCTTCTTCCAGAGAACAGATTGCCGAACGTCTTACAAGCCTTGGCTGGTCTCCTTCAGAATTTACAGAAACCGGACAACCAGTTGTTGATGAAGATGTCCTTGAATCAATCTCAGGTCAATACGATGTCTGTAAAAGACTGGTTGAATACCTCTCCCTCACCAAAATCATAGGGATGTTAGCGGAAGGTAACAATGCATGGCTCAAACTTTATGACCAAGGACATAAGATTCATGGACGAGTCATTACGAATGGAGCAGTCACTGGAAGATGCACTCACAACTCTCCAAACCTCGCTCAGATTCCTGCCCGTGGCAATTTTGGCTCTGTGTGTAGGAGTTTGTTTATTGCTCCTGACGGAATGGAGATGGTGGGTTGTGACGCTTCAGGTCTTGAGTTGCGGATGCTTGCTTCTTATATGGCTCGTTATGATCGTGGAAATTACGCACATGAAATCCTTACTGGAGACATTCATACACGAAACCAAATAGCTGCTGGTCTTCCTACTAGGAACTCTGCAAAGACCTTTATCTATGCAAAATTGTATGGAGCAGGAGATGAAAAGCTAGGGTCTATCGTAGCACCTGATGCGTCTCCGTCTGTACAGAAAAGGAAGGGAAAGGAACTTCAAAGGAAGTTTGACAAAGCTATTCCAGCTTTGAAGAGATTGACCGAAGATGTCCAAGCAGCAGCGTCTAAACGAAAGTATCTTATTGGAATAGACGGGAGACGCTTGAACATTCGGTCTCAGCATTCAGCATTGAATACTCTCCTTCAATCTGCCGGGGCTGTGATGATGAAGTATGCCACTGTCATCCTTCACAAGCTTGCTAAAGAGGAAGGCTACATTCTTGGTTATGACTATGTTGAAGTTCTTCATGTCCATGATGAATTCCAACTAAATTGCAGACCTGAGGCTTCAAAGGTCTTAGGGTGTCTTGCGGTACAGGCAATTGAATTGGCAGGGAAACATTTCGGTTTTCCGTGTCCGACAACAGGTGAGTATAAGATTGGTAAGAACTGGGCTGAGACCCATTAAGGAAGGTTACAATGATTACCCCAAGTGAACGGGAATGGCTCAGAAATAGAAAAGGGAAAGATGACCTTTATCTCTTTTGTAGACATTGCACGGTACATCCAAAAACAGACGATTGCTACTGGAATCATGTCGTTGGAGCCTGTCCTATGTATCCAGACATTGAAGACGCCCTTGAATTCTCCGAGCGAGTTGCGGAGAAACTGGCAAAACACATACACAACAAACCATTAGTATGCGAAACAAACTGGGATTGTCCTTATTGGCCTCAAGGAAAATGTGCATGGTGTTACTTGAAAGCTGCAAGAATAGAAGTCGAGGAGGATATGGATGGACTTTCCGTTTGAGCCAAAGAACCTGTGCAAAATTCTGGCACATGAATGCAATCACCAGAATGTCGGCGGCTGGAACTGCCCCGCTGGTGAGCATTTTAGGTGTCCTTTCGACAAGAACTATTCCGTTTGCGATGACGTAACATGGAAGGACTGGCGCGACTTTTTCAATGAGGATGGTAAGCATGACACTGCACACATTACTGAATGAGCCGTATCTTGTCGCAATGATGCGGCGTGAAAGCTGGGCAGACGGGATGTTTGTAATACGATTTAACCACAGGTTTTGGAGTGGTGATGTGTTCCATTATCCCTCTTTCGATCCATTCACTCCGATTGTTGATGACATTATAGCAAACGATTGGAAGTTCATCGAGAACGTACCGAAGTCTGTCAGAGATGCCATGATGGCGGCTACGACTTGTTAAGAAGTACAGGAGATACGCTAATGTACAGTATAGATGTGTCACTCATGAATCACACACCGAACATGAAAGAGACTGTGTATGCTGCTTATCGTCAATGTTTCTCAAGGCTCACCGCTCAGACTATTTTCAATGATGCATTGACGGAAGACCATACAGTCTATGCAGAGACCCTCATCAGGAACTGTATCAAACGTGGTCATCTATCTCCACTTGAACACGCATCATTTACATTCAGTATCAGTGGATGTTCAAGGGCTTGCTCACATCAGCTTGTCCGTCATCGTCTAGCGTCTTATTCCCAGCAGAGTCAGAGATATGTGAAGATGGATATGAAAGATATGCCTTTCTTCATACCTCAGAGCATCAGTACAATCTACTATAAGGAATACATTGAGATGCTCAACACCATCTCTGGATTCTATAACACCCTCATAGAGAAAGGCATACCCAAGGAAGATGCTCGTTACATTCTACCTGAAGCAACACGGACTAAGATTGTCGTGACAATGAACCTTAGGGAACTGATACATTTTTTCCATGAGCGTCTTTGTGGAAAAGCACAGGATGAAATCAGAGAGGCAGCAACAGCAATGGCAGAACTTGTCATTCGTGAAGAGTCTTGGCTTGCGGAATATATTGGGCCGAAGTGCAAAGGAAAGGAGAGATGTATGGATGGAGATATAGTCCTGTGTTCAGAACATTATCGCTGGCGTTTTGAAGATGAAGAAGCCATAGACGTTAACTACACTGAAGAGAAGAAGGAAGACAATGAAGAGAATCCTTCTGATTGACGCTGATGTCTTTGCGTTTAAGGCTGCGGCAGGAGTGGAAAAAATCATCACGCTAGATGATGATAACTATTTCCCAATTGCGTCTATCGCTGAAGGCTTGTCAGCTTTTGATAATCTCATTGATGATGTCATCAGGGAACTTGATGTAAGCAGAAAAGATTGCGTCTACTGTTTCTCTACTGACCATAATGGTGGATTCAGACGTGAAGTCTTACCTACTTACAAAGCCAACAGAGACGGAAAGCCAAGACCACTTATCCTAACTAAACTGCGTGAATGGCTCATGAAAGATCCCTTCAATGCCATCTATATCAGAGATGGTCTTGAGGCTGACGATTGCCTTGGCATCCTCTCCACACAGAAGAGTTACAAGCCAGACCATGAGAAAGTCATTGTGTCTGTAGATAAAGACATGAAGTCTATTCCATGCAACTTCTATAATGCCATGCATCCTGAGTTGGGTGTTGTTCATATCAGCGAGGAAGAAGCAGATAGATGGTTTCTCATGCAGACCCTTACTGGTGATTCGACAGATGGCTATTCAGGATGTCCGGGGATTGGACCTAAGAGTGCGGAGAAACTTCTCGACAAGGATTGCTCATGGGAAACTGTAAAGAAAGCATATGAGAAAGCTGGTCTTTCAGAAGAAGAAGCCATCACTCAAGCTAGGGTCGCAAGGATTCTTAGGGCGTCTGACTATGATTTTAAAAATAAGAAGGTGAAATTGTGGACACCAACACGATGAATTCAAATCTAAAGGATTTTTTCCTGGACGGAATTGAAGAGGTAGGTAATGGAGAGCCTACCTCTTCTTGTATCCAGCCAAAGCATTATAAAAAAGCAGGAACTTCCTATGATTGTATAGCATATTGCATTACCAACAACATAGGATTCCTTGAAGGTAACGTCATTAAGTATGTGTCAAGGTGGCGTTATAAGAATGGTCTTGAAGACTTGAAGAAGGCACAAGAATATTTACGGCGTCTAATCGAAAACGAGGAAGGACATGAGTCAGAATCTTAATCTTGTCTCAAAGTGGATGAAAACATTCAAGCAACCAGTGTCACAAGGCTTTACTGACAAGAAGCATCTTCTTCTAGGCATGAAGCTTATCATTGAAGAATCTTATGAATTGATGGCTGAAGTCCATAAGATGACGAATGATGAAGGTGACAAAGACCATTTTGTTAAGGAACTTGGAGACCTTCTTTGGGTTGTTTACTGGCTGTCTGCTCATGTGGGTGTTGATGTAGATTCGGTAATGTTTGAACTCTACAAATCTAACATGAGTAAGCTTGATGACAATGGTCAGCCTATCTTCAGGGAAGATGGAAAAATTCTTAAAGGCTCTCACTATGAAGAGCCAAAGCTTGATGACATTGTTGACCGCATTCCCATCTCTTTTGCCTAGGAGTTGACTTTGAAAATTACTCATTCTTTTGATCCAGAATTTAGCAAGTTTATTGAAGAACTAAAAGCGGGACTTCCAGAAGAGTTGTTCAAGCTTGAAGGGATTCATGAAGAGCAGTTAGACATTAATCGGTCAACTCGGAAGTTCTTTAAGCTTGGTGAAAATCCCACAGCAGACGCCTCAATTGACGCTAATGCCAATGTCTCTGGTAAGGATACAATCACATATTGTTATGAATTATCCAAACCCATCTCCAAGCTAAACAGTCTCTACAATCTCTGGAAGAACATTCGTGAAGAGCATGGTCTTGACATTGCCAACGAAGTAATGAAAGCTGAGATCATGGGGACTATTTACATCAATGACGCTTATGATATTGGACGCCCATACTGCTTTAACTACAGTATGTATGACATTGCTCTGGAAGGTCTGAAGATGAGCAATCGTCTCAAGATAGACCCGCCTAAATCTCTTGCGTCTTTCCTTCGTCAGGTCGAGCAATTCACTGTGTATGCTGCTAACAGTACACTTGGGGCTACTGGTCTAGCAGACCTTCTCATTGTGGCTGCTGGGTACTATCAGCGGATGATAAAGACAGGGAAGGATAATCACATCTTTGTAACGTTCCCTACAACTTATACTAAGGAATTGATTACATCCCTCATCTACACTCTCAATTGGGAGTTTAGAGGTAACCAATCTCCGTTTACGAATGTCTCTGTATACGATGATGTTTTCCTTCAGAAACTTGTTCCTTCTTATGTTGTGCTTGGTGAAGCAGTAGATATCGCTAATGTCAAAATCATGCAGAATATCTACCTAGAATGCATGAATGACATCCTTGACAGGACTCCTATCACGTTCCCTGTGACCACTGCCTGTTTCGCTGTTGAAGAGAAAGATGGTGAGAGGGTCATTAAAGATAAGAACTTTCTTGAGAACATCTCTCAGTATAATCTGAAGAATGGCTTCATTAACATTTATATGGGCAAGTCTTCAACCTTGTCCTCTTGTTGCCGTCTTCGTAGCGAGAGTGATGGAGATGGTCTTGGATACACTAACAGCTTTGGGTCAGGCTCAACGAAGATTGGGTCTTTGGGTGTTGTAACTCTCAACCTTCCACAACTTGCGTCTCTTGCAACAGATGGCGTTGAGAGCCTTGATGGTGTCCTTGTGGATTTCCTTAATATGCTCAAAGCAGATGTAATCATTGCTTCTATAGTCAACCGGGCAAAGCGTAAGTTCATCGAAGACCGCATTAGTCGTGGTGCTTTACCACTCTATGACCTTGGCTACATGAGTCTGTCTAGGCAGTATTGCACTTGCGGATTCACTGGACTGTATGAGGCTCTTGAGATTCTTGGCTACGACATTAAGGATGAAGTGGGTCTTCATGTTGCTGAGAAGATCCTGTCTACGATTCGTCAGACGAACGAGAGACTGACGAAGGAGACTGGAATTCCTCACAATTGTGAGCAGACACCTTCCGAAAACTCTGCGGTGAAGCTTGCCAAAAAAGACCAGATACTTGGTATCAATAAAGACTACGAACTATATAGCAACCAGTTCGTTCCTCTTATAGAAGACGCTTGGCTTGGTGACAGGCTTGTGATTCAGGGGCGTCTTGATCCTTTGTGTGATGGTGGGTCAATACTTCACATCAACACGGCACAGCCTTTCAAGGTTGCCAAGGACATGGCTAACCTCATTGAGACGGCGTGTAAGTATGGCATAGTCTATTTTGCAATCAATCTTGTTCTGCTTCAGTGTGAGAATAAGCACGTCTTTGTTTCTGATAAAGGTTCATTCTACAAAGGTGTATGCCCTAAGTGTGGCGGTCAGGTCACTGATGAATGGACTAGAGTAGTAGGCTTTCTCACGAACACTAAGCATTGGAATGAGACGAGAAGGAAAACTGATTATCCACATCGTAAGTTTTATTTGAAGGAGGCTTTTAATGGCTAACTTCAGTATTGCTGGGAGTGAGATAAACTATACCTACAACGCTCTTGAGATATTCGTCTCTGGTTGCACACACGGATGTAAAGGCTGTCAGAATCCTGAACTCCAAAGCTTTGGTGTCGGTAAAAAATGGCCTAGGTGGCTGAGAGAAAACGCTTACAACATATCTCAAGGTCTCAGTCTTCTCATTGATAAAGTATGGATCGTTGGTGGTGACCTTCTTTGTCAGGATATTGGAGACGCTTGTGAATTCCTTAGGACTCTGAGGAAGACCAATAAGCATCTTCAGATTGTGGTCTGGACAGGAGTTGAAGTCATCCAAGACGTGCCTGATGAGATTTTTGAATTGGTCGATGGTGTTAAACTTGGGTCGTACATGAAAGGAAGAAAGTCTTATGAGGCTGATTACTTTGACCCAAAGCTTGGTGATACCACAGTTAAACTAGCAAGTGATAACCAGTACTTCATCATGAAGGGGAATAAAGATGAAGAAGATTAAGTCAGTCTTTGACGCACCTCTGTCTCAGGAACTCATAGACATTCTTAATGAACTCATCCCTGAAAGATGTCCTGACCTCAACGAAACTGAACGGAACATCTTCTTTTACGCTGGTCAACGCTATCTTGTGACCATGCTTAACGAAGCTTGGAATTGGCAGAAAAGGAACATATCCAATGAAGAACTTGGCAGGAGAAAAGCTGACCAACTTGCTGGATTGTCTATGTGACATCCCTAGCGAACACAGCTTGGATCTTGTACATATGGCTCTTTTATGGGCTAGAATGAAAGGTCAAGGACTGGACAAATACCTATTTGCAATGGGGACTGTCCAGTCCTTTGATGCTTTCAAGAAGATTGTACAAGACAAAGATTTTTGGGTCTATGCAGGATTCTCAAAAACAACTCGTGAGCCTTGTGCATTTGCTATACTTGATAACATTCAAGGTGGAACTGCAAGGCTGCATTACACTTTCTTCAGGAATGAGGAAAGCATAAGGAATAAGGAACTCTATGCCCGTCTCTTCATGGATCATCTCTTTGCAAATCATACTTTGGATTGCCTTCTGTTCATTACTCCTGACTTTTATCTGCATAGCAACCGCCTTGCTTCTAGATTGGGGGCAGAGTTTCTTGGAAAGATACCGGGAATGTCACCAATCTACATCCCTGAAACGAACGAATTAGAGTATTGTGAAGCGAATGTTTATAAACTTGTCTCGCCTTTCTATGTAAAAGGAAAGAGGCGTAAAATATCTGACTTAGAGGAAAAAGAACTATGGGAAGTAAACCAAAAGTAAAACAGGTCGAAGCACCTAAAACATATGTAGCGGCAGAGGCTCCGTCTCCTGAACAGACGGCAGAGGCTCCTGTTGCTGCTGAATCTGCTCAGACGGCTGATGAACGTAGAATGAAAAGGAAAGGCACGTCTGCCTTGAAGATTGACCTTAATATAGGTGGTGGTGCAAGCAATGGAAACGGCGTCAACATTCCATACTAAGGAACAAAAAGGATTTGCTGAGAAAAGGTATGAAGCCCTCTCTGTAGATCGTGAGCCATTCCTTGACAGAGCCAGACGCTGTGCAAAGCTGACCATACCTTATCTCATTCCTGAAGATGACATAGGAAAAAACGAGACGCTCCCTTCTCTTTACCAAAGTGTTGGTGCAAATGGTGTTACCAATCTTGCTTCTAAATTGTTGATGACCATGCTCCCCCCTAATGAGCCTTGCTTCAGGTTAAGGGTGAATAATCTTGTGATGGAACAGCAAGAGGAGCAAGTTGATGAGGCGTTTAAGACTCAAGTCGAAAAGGGTCTCTCAAGGATGGAACAAGCCGTCCTTGCAGATATCGAAGAGAAGGGTGACAGGTCTGTTGTTTATGAAGGCAATCAGCATCTTATCGTATCTGGTAATGGGCTATATTTCGATGACCCTGATTTTGGTCTTCGTTTCTTTCCTCTTTCACGTTTTGTTGTAAGTCGAGATCCATCAGGTAATCCTATAGAAATCATTACGAAAGAAGTACTGTCCATAAACAGCCTTGATAATGATACAAAAGAACAGGTCTTGTCTGTCATTGAAGTTGATGACAGGGAATACGATGGAGAGAACGACAGTTCACTCGCTCATTCAGTGCGTGATAAGGATGATCGTGATGTTGACATCTTTACTTATCTCCATCGTGAAGACCAGACTTGGACAGTCTATCAGGAATGCAAAGGCATCGAACTGAAGAACAGCAGGGGAACGTATAAGGTCGATACTTGTCCCTTCTTCCCTGTTCGCATGTATTCCATAGCAGGAGAGTCTTATGGGCGGTCTTTTGTTGAAATGCAGCTTGGAGACCTTACCTCTTTGGAGTCTCTGCGTCAGGCTTTAGTTGAAGGTGCAGCTATCTCAGCATTTGCTATAGGTATGGTCAAGCCTAATGGTGTTACATCTTCAAGGTCTGTGACAGAAGCCAAGAATGGTGACTTCATTGAAGGTGACGTTAATGATGTTCAGTTCCTTCAAGTGCAGAAAGGTGCTGATTTAAGGGTCGCAATGGAAGAGATACACTCTCTGGAAATGACCCTTAAGTCTAACTTCCTCATGATGGAAGGTGTGCGAAGGGATGGTGAACGAGTCACAGCAGAAGAGATAAGAACGATTGCCCGTGAACTTGAAGCTGGTCTTGGTGGTGTCTATACGCTTATCTCTCAGGAATTCCAGTTGCCTTATATACGCTCCCGCATTAACCGCATGACAAAACAAAAGAAGCTGCCAGTACTTCCTAAGGGTGTTGTTGCTCCTTCAGTTGTCACAGGATTTGAAGCATTGGGTAGGGGAAATGATAAGCAGAAACTTATGGAATTCCTTGGCACAGTCGTACAGAACATTGGACAGCCAGCACTACAGTACCTCAATGTTCCTGATGCTATCCAGAGACTGGCTTCGGCGTTGGGTATCGTCACGGAAGGTCTGGTCAAGACTGAGGAAGAAATCCAGCAGGAACAGCAACAGGCTCAACAGATGGCTCAAGGACAGGCTGAACAACAGCAGACTTCTGATATGATGGGTAAGATTGCTCCGGAAGTCATTAAGCAACTTGGTAACAATCCTGAGATGATGCAACAAATGATGGGTAACATGGGTGGCGGTGGTGGAACACCTATTGAAGGAGCAATGAATGGCTAAAGACACCAAGAAGAAAGAGGTCGAAGAGATCAAAGAAGAACCGAAGAAGAAAGACAGTGATCTCACGCTTTCCCGTCTCGACACTCCTGTTGTCGAGAAGCGTGAACCAGTAGAAACACACATTGGGCCTAACAACATCTTCACAGTAATTACCTACTAAAGAGGGCATCATGGAACAGGCAATGGAGACTTCGGTCAATCATTATAATGATGATAATAAAGATACTGTTCAAATCGATAACAGCCAGCAAAATGTATCCTCTATTTCAGGGGATAATGAAGCTGATAAGAATGGTCAGGAGAGTGGTAGTGACATTAGTGTCAATACTGATCCTTCTTCAGGGGCTTCTGAAGCAACCACAAAAGAACCAGAAAAGAAAAGCGAAATAGAACCCCCTCAGACACAAGAAGCGGCAACTAAGGTAGTTGAGAACGCTGGTCTTGTCATGTCTGATTTTGAGACGGAGTACATGACCAATGGTGAACTGTCGAAAGAAAGCTATGAAAAGCTGTCCAAGGCAGGGATTCCTAAGGAAATGGTAGACGCTTACATTGAAGGGCAAGAGGCTAGAGTCCAAAAGATAGTGAGCGATATGTACGCCATTGCAGGGGGTGAACAGGAGTATAGGCAGATGTCCGAATGGGCTATTAACAATGTCCCTGAAGAAGACCTCAAAGCTTATAACTCCGTCATGGCAAGCGGTAAAAAAGAACTTATCACATTGGCTGTGGCTGGTATGACCCATCGCTACAAACAGTCTGTTGGAAGTGAACCAAAGCTTACACAGGGTAGGGTTAGCAGTCCGTCAAAGAAACAGCAGGGATTCGCATCATCGGCTGAGATGGTCAAGGCCATGCAGGATAAGCGTTATGGTCGAGACCCTGCATACACACGAATGGTAGAGCAGAAAGTAGCTCAGAGTTCATTCTTTGGATAGGTAAACAAAATGTGTACGTTCACAACTCAAGAAGTACCTATTACGCTGGGGAAGAGAGTTGTGGTAGGACAGCCTAAACGCCTTTCATATCGGCGTCTATGGGCTGTCCTGCTTTTTTCCGCTCTCCTTACAAGGATTTAATTTTAACATAAAGGGGGTGCGGTATGGCTTTCAATGTCATTCCTTTTTTTAAAACGATGCTCACTTGCATTCCTAAGTTCCTTGGTCTTTACAAGGCCGTCAAGGAAATTGATGTAGGTGGGCGAACCATTGAAGTCACTGTAGAGAAGACCACTATCAAGAAAATAGTTGTTCATTGGTGTATCTTCCTCATGGCTTGCATAAGTTTATATGAGTATGTAGCACGTCCTGTGTGCGCTTGTTTAGGATATGATATTCCCCCTTCCTTTATGGATGGGTTTCTGAACGAAATGTTCAATATGATTACAAATATCCTTCCTGAAATATTTAATAACCTTTAAATAATTGGAGTCTAATATGGCTGATACTGATCTCACTTTGTCTCTTCCTGGGCAGAATGCACTTGCTGGTGATCGTGATGCTCTGTTTATGAAAGTTTTTAGCGGCGAAGTTATGGCGGCTTTTGATGAATATAACATCATGAAAGACCTTCATCGTATGCGTACTATTGATCATGGCAAGTCCGCTTCTTTTGCCATCCTTGGTAAGGCGTCTGCCCGTTATCATACTCCCGGCACTGCCATCCTTGGTAACAACACTATTGCGACCAGCGAACGTATCATCAACATCGATGATCTCCTGATTGCAGACGTTGCGATTTATGACCTTGACGATGCCAAGAACCATTATGATGTCCGTCAGGAATACTCTAAACAGCTTGGTCAGGCTCTTGCTGTTGAATTTGATAAAAAGACCATGAGGGTTGGTGTCCTTGCCGCCCGTGCTTCTGGTCTCATTGCTGATGAACCCGGTGGCTCTGTGATTGCTGCTGGCTCTACTGTTGCTACCGATGGTGATGTCCTCGCCTCTGCTATCTTTAGTGCCGCTCAGATCTTTGATGAAAAGGATGTTGTTGAGTGGGAACGTAATGTTATTGTTCGTCCTGCTCAGTATTACCTGATGGCTCAGACCACGAAGATCCTGAACAAGGACTGGAATGGTGCTGGCAGTTACAGTGATGGTAAGGTCATGAAGGTTGCTGGTATCACGATCCTCAAGTCTAACCATCTGCCTTCCACGAATATTGCCTCCGCTACTACTGGTGAGAAGAACACCTATTATGGTAACTTCACCAATACTGTGGCTCTCGTTCTCCAGAAGGAAGCCATCGGTACTGTCAAGCTGAAGGATCTGACTGTCCAGAAGTCTGGTGCTGATTTCAACTTGGTCTATCAGTCCACGCTCATGCTTGGTAAGTATGCTATGGGTCATGGTATCTTGAGGCCCGGTTGCGCTATTGAAATCTCCAAGGCGTCTTCCTAATCCACTAATCCTATAAATTAAGCCTCTCCTTAGATTATCTAGGGAGAGGCTATTTTGTTTCTATAAGGAGAGTAGCTTATGGCTAACGCTCGTCTCTTTGCACCTATTTCGCCGACCACTGAAATCGAAGCGGTCAACATCATGCTGTCAACCATTGGCGAATCTCCAATAAACTCTTTTGAAGAAATCACTGGTGACATTGCAGTTGCCCGTAATACCCTCATGGAAGTATCCAAAGCTGTTCAGTTGGAAGGTTGGCAATGGAATACTGAGGACAAATTTCCTCTCAAACCGGATGTTATGACACATAAGATAAAGGTAGACCCTACCATTGCTAGGGTCTGGTTTCCTTATCCTTATGATGAAGAACTGGTTGTAAGAGGCTCTCATGTGTATGACCGAAAGAATCACACATTTCTTTTTGATGATAACTTTAGAGTAGATGTATCTATCCTTCAGATACTTCCCTTTGACGAACTCCCTGAGACTGCAAGAAGATATGTGTCTATCAGAGCTTCAAGGGTCTTTCAGGAGCGTGTTGTAGGTTCTTCAACACTCACTTCATTCACGTCTCAAGATGAGATCAGAGCGAGGGCTAACCTCCTTGATGAAGAACACAGGATGAATAGACCAAATATCTTGAAGGGTGATATGTCATCTACTGGAACTTGGAATCCTATTTATACGTTGCTCAATAGAGGGGGACGTCATTATGGCTAACCTCTACTACAATCGCAATAAGTCGAACAATGGTGGTCTGATTTCAGGGTCTATATCCAATCTCATTGGTGGCGTTTCCCAGCAGCCGTGGAATGTCCGTATGCCATCTCAGGCAGAAGAGCAGATAAATTGCCACTCAACTATTACTGAATTCCTTAGACGCAGACCAGCAACAACTCTGGTTAGTGATATAGAATCTCCAGATAATACAAGAGACTTTGTTTGTGTCAAGTTAGACCGGGATGATAATGATCAGTATATAGCCTTGTTCTCAGGTGAAGGTATTAAAGTTTTTGACCTTCTTGGACAGGAACAAGAAGTAGAAGTAAGTGAATCTGGCTTGAATTATCTTAGTGCTGTAAAAGATTCTAAAGTGGACTTAGTTTTTTGTCCGATTAGAGATTATCTCTTCTGTGTAAACAAACAAGTTAAAGTTGAAAGGTCTGAAGAGAGTGAGGATCCAAGGACACCTGAGTGTATAGTCTTTATAAAGCAAGCTTCATGGCAGACGAAATATACACTAAAACTTGGTGGTAAAAGTGTTAGTTACACAACTCCAAAAGGGACGTATGAGGAAGGTCAGACGCCGCCTACACTGTCAGCTAATGATATCCTAAATCAGCTTAAAACAAAGATACAAGCTAAAACATCAGAATTTACAATGACTGTAAATGGTGCGTCAATGTGGGTGAAGAGAGTGGATAACAATAACTTTTCTTTTGACACATCTTCCTCCCGTGCTGAACACATTTTCTCATTTAGGAATGAAGCAAGAAGGATTGAGTACCTTCCTGTTGTAGCACCTGATGGCATGGTTGTGCGTATCACTGGTGACAGCACAACAGATACTGATGATTACTATGTCACGTTTGAAGCAAATACCAGTGGAGCTTTTGGTCAAGGCACATGGGAGGAGTCTGCTGACCCAACAGCTACAAACGCTTTTAACACAATGACTATGCCTCATGCTCTAATGCGTATCAAACAGCATAAATTTAAGTTTGATGCTGTTGAATGGAGTGAAAGAGAATCAGGTGATGATAGTACCAATCCATTTCCTTCTTTTACTGGAAGAGGAATTGATGGTATTTTTTATTATCGAAACAGACTTGGTTTTCTTGCTGGTGATAATGTAATCATGAGTCGTGCAAATGATCTTTTTAATTTCTTCATATCATCTGTAACGACTCTTACAGACGCTGATCCTATTGATATTGCTGCTTCTGGGACAACGAATTCATCTCTTTATGGTGTTGCCTCTCTTCCTTCAGGATTGATATTCTTCTCAACTCAAGGTCAATATCTTCTTGATCATGATACAGTGCTATCTAATACTACAGTAAGTTTAACACCAGTTACATACTATGAATCAACAAGTATGGCATATCCTGTGTCATCAGGTAAGACTATCTTCTTTGCATCAAAGAGGGGTCTTTATGGTGATGTTAAAGAATATATAGCATATGATACAAATGATCTTTCCTCTTGTGACGCAACAGATATTATTGCCCATGCTCCTACCTATATTAGAGGTAATATCTATGATCTTCAGTGTTCTTCTAATGAAGAGATACTCTTTGTAAGAACTGAAGAAGAAATGGATACAGTTTATGTTTATAAGTATTTCTGGAATGGAAATAACAAGGCTCAAAGTTCATGGTATAAATGGGTCTTTTCTGGAAATATCTACTGTACTCTTTTCTTTGGTACAAAGGTTTATATCGTTGCCGACTATGATGGTCAGCTTACTTTGGAGACCCTTGACATTGAGCCTAGGCACAAAGATGAAGGTGAAGCTTTTGATTTTTGCTTAGATCGCAAAGTCTCTGATTTAGATATGACCAAGGGTACATATGACCCTATTACTAAAACAACTACCTTGACCCTTCCTTATTGGCATAATGGCATGGTTGTAGTTGTTAGGTCTGATGAAGAGAATGACATGAAGGCCGGGACGATCCTCAATATTGTTTCAAGAAGCGATAACGTCATTACAGTGAAGAATAAGTTGACGAACAAGACAAGGCTTTATGCTGGTATTCCTTTCCTTTCAACTTATATCTTCACAACTTTAGCTATTCGTAATCAAAACAACACAGCTATCACTACAGGTAGGTTACAGTTGCGTAACCTTTATCTTAACATGAGTGATACTGGATATCTTCGTATGGTCGTTAAGGCTAAGAGCAAGGAAGAGAGTATATATATTTTTACTGGTAAACGTCTTGGTGAAGTTTCATCAACTATCGGAGATATACCTTTATATAATGGGCAAATTTATATTCCAGTGCTTTCACGGAACACTGATGTATCAATAAAGATTGAAAGTGACAGTTACCTTCCTTTCTCAGTTGTCAATGCTGACTGGGAAGGCTTCTATACTGTGAGGCACACAAGAGTATAAAAGGAGATAAATATGGAACCAGCATCGTGGATGGCTCTTGGCTCTCTTGTCATCGGTACACTATCAGCAGCCGCTTCTGGTATTCAACAGATGCAACAGTCAAAGGCTCAAGCGGCTTATCAAAATGCACAAGCTGAAGCACATATAAAAGCGGCTGAACAAAACTCTAAAGCCGCTGCTCAAGAGTTTGCAAATCAAGCAGCCGCAGAACGTATAACACAAATGCAGGAGAAGGAGAAAGCTTCTGAACAGATTCAAGAAGCACATAGAGAGGCCATGCGTAAAATTGGTACTATGATGGCTTCATCAAATGCTGCTGGTGGCACTCTCCAATATCTGCTGGATGATTATGCAAGACAGGAAGCTTTGGAAAAAGAAGCGTTTAGGCGTCAGTATGAAATGAATGCAGTAGCTTCTGATATAGCTATATCTTCCTATCGAAATCGAGCGCAAAACAAAATAAACAGTATGAGTGGTTATAGCTATATTGATAACAAAAGCAGTAGCATGACAGGAACTATGTTGACCACTGCTCTTGGAATTGGAAAAGCTGCGGTAGGTGCTTATGGAATGTATGACAAGAATACTCCTAACACCGGGAATCAAGCTAACCCAACAGGTAACGCTAATGGATATGTAAACACAACATATTCACAGCTATTTCCAATCAACGGATATGACTGATAAGGGAGTTTAGAATGGCACAGACAAAAACAATAGCTGAACGCCTTGAAAGACCCCAACAGCTAAACTCTACAGTCAGATCATATTCCTATGGTGAATATGCTGAGAAGAGAGCGAACTATGTAGGCTTTGACAAGTATGGGGCGGGTGCTGATTGGGGGAATCTGGCGAAAGCTTTAGACGGGTTTTATGGTGAGTTTAGGCATTATGCTAATGATGTCTACCTTCCTCAGTGGAAAGAAAGGGGAATAGCTGAAGGTCAGGAAAAGTTCAATGCTCATTCTGAAACAGAAGGCTATACAAAGAACAGACTAGCATTCAAGGAGTTTGTTGAACAGCATCCTGAAATGGCCTCTAACAATCCTTGGGTCAAGGTAGGCTACGAACAGGCTCGTCTCAATACATTGTCTATGGAGATGGAGAATGGTCTCCAACAGGCAATGGTTGAGAATGGCATGATGAATGAAGAAGACGAGACCAAAGTTCAGCAGTTCGCCCGTAACTACATGAAATTCTTTAAAGACCAAGCTGGTCTTTCTGGATATGAAGATTCCGTTCTCCTTGCAAAGAACTTTGGGAGTAAAGAAGCACAGATTTTTGATGGTGCTATGGATCGCTATCTTCATGTCAAGAATCAGCAGATGCAGGAAAAGCTGGCTGATGCGACCATAAAGGAAGGCGTCTCAGTTATCACGAATATGCTCAATGGCAAAAGTTCACAAGGATTAGACCCTGACCTTCCTGAGAATATTGATTCAAAGAACATCCTTGCAGTCCTTTCAGGAATCGCTGAAAGACAGGCTGAAAATGGTCTTTTGGATTCTAAAGGAAAAGATGTGGTCTGGGGAATGATACGTTCAGCCTACGCTCAGACCAACAATAGAAATGTTCTTAAGCTTTGTGAAAACGCTATGTTCAAGGGGATGAAGATTATTGACGATCCCCAAATAGCGGAATGGTATAATAGGACTTGGGAGCATCTTAGGAATGAAGACGCCCGTAAAGCAAGAGAAGCCAGAGCAGATAGGGAAAGAGCAATGGCTTATCAAACTGAAATGACGTCTTGGAAGTATGCAACCATGTGTTATGACAGTGGTAAGCCATTTGCTCAAGTAGCTGAAGAAGAAGGTCTTCTTGAAAAGATGGGAGAAAAAGCTTTTAGAAAACTATCTAAAAGCGTTGCAGCCGATATAAGTCTTTATCATAGATCTAAAACAGACGTGTATAATAATCCACAGCTTAGAATTGAAAACGAACGTAGGTTAGATAATGCGTTAGAAGAAGGAAAAGATGGTATCCAGTTTTGCTTAGAGCAAGCTAGAGGAACAGGAAATAAGTGGTGGATTGATAAAGCCACACAGCTAGAAAAAGAGCAAAACTCAGAGGCTAAAGCTTTGTCAAAAGCTGAAGCTAAAGCTAAGACTCAAAGTGTTTCAGCATTAAAGGGTACAGTAAAAAAGACTCTTGAAGATACCGCCAGTAAGATAAAAGGTAATGAAGGTATAGGATGGATGATAAATAGAGGTGCTATATCTTCTGTTAATCGAAACATAGGGCATCAAGTAGAAAAAGACTTCTATACCATTTATGATTTAGAAATGGACAGTCTAACGGATGGTGGTCAGAAACCTCAGACAGAAGCTATGCAAGATAGAGCAAGAATAAAAGCAGAAGAAGCAGTAGAAGCAAAGATACCTCAGTATATGTCTTCTGTTCCTACGAATCTTCTTGTTAGTGATATTTATTCAGAAGAGGAAATTGTAAATGTAAGTACAGATACTAGGCTTCTCACAGAAGAAGAAGTATCTAAAGCTTTTCCTATTCTCAATGAAGCTTTTGGTATCCCTAGGTCTCTTCTTAAGCAATCTTCAAGAGCAAGCATTATGACTTTCCTCAAAGACAAAAAGATACATCCTAATGAGATAACTGGGCTTATGCGTAATGCTGGTCTTTAGGTTTTATAAGGAGATAATAAATGCCGATATATGATTTAGATTGGTCTCAGTATCAGCCTTATGGAGTCCAAGACCAGCAACCAGAGCAAGCATCACAACCTACTCAGGAGCAAGGGCAAGTACAAGAGACACTTCCAACAAACATTCAAGCTAATGTTTCCACTTCTCCTGAAGTAGAGATAGACCCTGACGAAATTGAATCTCTTGGTCTTACTGGTCTTGATGACATGGCTTTAAACATTGAAGTTCCTGAATCAGCACAAGGATTAGAGGGTCTTCAGAGGGTAGCTACTAGTGCCGCAGAGACATTAGGAGATATTGAGAAAGGTGCTGTTAGTGGTGCTATAAAAGGCTATAATGCAACGCTAGACCTTGGTGCTAGTGTTGGTAACTTCATGGATCAGATGGTAGCAAATACCATTGAGACTGGGTCAATATCAGAAGCTTGGAATAAATCTGAGATGAAGGATGTCAGGTCTATATATGATCTTCCTGAACCAGAATTCTTAAAGCCTGAAACTCTTCCCGGTCAGCTTACTGAAGGTTTTGCTCAATTTCTTTCTACTTTCATTCCAGTAGCTAAATTGAAACTGTTTGGGACAGCCACTACTGGTCTTGGTAGGTTTGCAATAAACCTTGGTGAAGGTGGCATAGCAGACTTTATGTCTATGAAAGCCCAGCAGGAGAACTTGACAGGAACTCTTATAGAAGCTTTTCCGTCTCTTCGTGGGACTATAGCAGACTATATGGCTAATGATGGTAAAGATGATAATCTTTCAGCCAGACTCAGGAATGTCCTTGAAGGCGGTGTCTTAGGTGCTGCTACAGAACCTGTCATTAGGATGATAGGTGCAGGATTTAAGTCATTTAAAGCTATGTCTGGAGCTAAGTCTGTTGAAGAAGCTATAGAGAGAGTCAGGAAAGATCCTGAAGCAATGAGAGCTTTAGGTATAGAGGAACCATCTCCTGTCATTGAGAAAGCAAAGAAAACAATGACAGCAGAAGACCAGCCTTCTCCATCTAAAGTAACTGAAGCAGAAGTAAGCAAGACTGGTGAAGCAGAAGTTTCAGTCCCTGTTCAAGCTACTCCTTTGGATGAAGCTAAGACCATCCTCAAAGGTAAAGGTGATCTTTACATCATAGATAATGATGGGATCATGAAGCTTCAACAGCTTGCCTCTGATGATACAAATGTCTTCAAGTATCTCCAAGAGAATACCAATTTCTCATCTTACACACGCTCTTCAGAACGTGGAAGGGAAATGCTCAAGGTTATCTCTGATGTTATCTATGACAACATGGAGAAAGCAAAACCTCAGACATTTGATGATCTAACTAAAGAAGCGTCTAGGACTTATCGAGAGACAGGTCTTGATGTTCCTTCTCTTATCTCGCAGATGAGGGCTGGAGAGGCAAGTGTAAAGCAAGCTACAGTTGCGTCTATTCAGATAAGGAGTTTCCTTGAAGGTCTTAGTAAAGATGTCTATGACCTTGCGTCTAAGATTCGTCTTGGAATGAAAGAAGGGACTGTAAGTAATAAGGATAGGGTTGACCTCATCATCATGAGCAGAAGTCTCCAGAACCTCTTCATGGCTACTGAAGATTTCTCTACCGCTGTTGCACGAAGCCTTAACTCAAGGAAGATTACCGCTGATCCTAATGCTCTGTTCAGTAAGGGATTCCTTGATGAAAAAGGTAATGTCGATATGACCAGTCTCTTTGACAGGACAGATATCAGTAAGATGGATGACGCTGAGATGCTGAAGTTCATTGAGACCAATGGCATAGATGATAAGAAGCTTGGTGCGGCTGTTGATACGATTCTGTTCAGTGGTGGAGATCCTGAGAAGATGTTTAAGGTTATGAATACCTTGAAAAAGAATGATACGATAGGAAGACAGATTAGTTATGTCTACACTAACAATATCTTGTCCGGGC